AAAAATTATTTCGCGCCGCACATGATAGTAGTTAAGGCGACGCCACCTCCCTCGCTCGGCGTGGGTCGTTGCTAATTGGACAATGTCAACACTTTTCGACGCAGCACATGATAGTAGTATCGTTAATAGGTTTTCTCTAGATAATAAAAAAGCCCGCTTTCGCGGGCTTTGTGGACTGAGGCTTTTTAACTGCAGACAATCTCATACTTTGCAACTTCCTTGATTTCAGTCCCAGTCTGGACTCTGCGACAATTTGGAGTTTCGTTCTGCAGTTCTGCAGTGATACGCAAACGTACACTCACTCCGTTAAATAAGCCAGTGCCCTTGAACTCACGTTGCGCATAGGTTTCACTGACATAATCCTGCGTTGCATCTAGATCAAAACCTGCTTTCTCTGCAGCTTGTAATACTTGTGGTACTCGGCCATCTTTGAGTGAGTTAACATTCTCTAATGTAATACTGGCAACTAGTGCGAATTCTTTGTCGTCTCTCCAACCATGCCATACTGAAGGTTCTGCATTCATATAAACCTTACCATCAAGTTGTGCAACTTTCGCAACTGCGTTAACTGCAGCGTATGCCATCGCGAATTGATCTTTATTGTCAGTTACTCGTTTTACACTCGCACGGATATTCTTGAGTGATTCTGCACGATCTGCGACAAAGTGTGAAATCGACAATGTTTGCTTTTTAGCCATGGTATTACTCCTAAGTAAGTTATCAAGTTATCTGCAGTTGTTTCGCTGCAGTGATTACATTATATCCGCATCAATTATAAAAACAAGTGGATAACCTGTGGATAACTCTAAATGGCGCAGCCGGATATGATAGTAGTGGACATGACCACCCACCCCCTAGGGGACCCCCATGGCCACCCCCCTCCCCCCCTATGCTTATCCGTCTCATATATAACAAGGTCATTTTTTTCACTTCTAACACACAAATATTAAACGGATCACGTAATTAAAAAGCTAAGAGGGGGGTTTATTTCCGCCGGGTACTAAATCGAGACATTTGCTTTTTAATTACTACGTGTTATATTCCGCTCATGAACAGCGCAATCCAAGCAGATCAGCTTCTGCGGGAACTGGCGCTTGCCATAGCTAGGAACCAAATGGGGGCTAACAGGCCAATCCATGAAGTTATCGCAGGCGAATGTGTAACCCAAGCTGAGTACAACTTAATTTCCTCTAACCCGCAATTTCAGCGGTATGTGGATTCGTATTGCAACGACCTGCGCGAAACAGGGTTCTCGTTTGCAGCCAAGGCAAAGATTCTTGCTGAGGACTTACTCGTCACTTCTTATCATATGGCACGGGACCCCGACGTTCCAGCCGCTGTACGGGCTAAAATCCATGAAAATTTCGTCGAATGGGCTGATTTAAAGCCCAAAAAAGAGCAAAATATGCTTGCTGGCACCGGATTTTCGATCACAATTAACATCCCAAGCACCCTCGAAAAGCCTGCAGAAACCATCGTTTTAGAGACAATTTTGCCGGAAACTGAGCACAGAACCGTAGAAAATGCCCAAAAAACACCAGTTTTGAGCTTTTCCGAGGACGAAACATATGAATACGCGGGTGAGGACTACTACGAATGAGCCAGAACGGGATCAATTACACCCCTCCGAAGTCGTTAGTGGGGTTCCTGACGTCAGAATCCTTTGTCTCACTCGTCTCGGGGCCAGTCGGAAGCGGCAAATCCTCCGCTGCCATGATGAAAATCGCATACCACGCGAAGAAGATGAGGAAGGGTCAGGATGGTGTTCGTCGTAGTCGTGCAGTGGTGGTGCGAAATACCAACCAGATGTTGACCGATGCTACGATACCTACTTTCACTACGTGGTTCCCGGAAGGGATTGCGGGTACCTATGCGCGTACTGACAAAAGATTCTTTTTACGCTTTGACGACGTTGAGTGCGAAGTCCTGTTTAGGGGGCTGGATGATGCCAATGATGTCCGCCGCTTGCTCTCCCTCGAATGTTCCTTCGGTATTCTCGACGAGTACAGAGAAATTCACCCCGACATATTTAACGCCCTACAAGGTCGAGTGGGTCGATACCCCTCCGTGGCGAAAGGTGGGTGTGTAGACGACAACGGTAAACCCAACCATCACATTTGGGGGGCGACTAACGCACCAGATGCCGATACGTTCTGGGAAGAGTACATGTCCAACCCGCCGAGCACGGGGCAGATATTTATGCAGCCTTCGGCGCTCTCAGCAGAGTGCGACTGGTCGGAGAATCTGATCGATGGGTACTACGAAAACTTGGCCGAGGGTAAGACCGAGGACTGGGTAGACGTCTATATACATAACAAATTTGGTAGGTGAACATGGGCATCGAGACGTTCATAAGAACTAAGCTAACTCCGTTCGTGGCCAACCACTACCCCGGTTTTAATATGCTCTGCGCACCAGACCCAGCGGGGTTTATGAAACAGCAGCTAAATGAGATGACGCTGGTGGACGCGCTGAAAGCAGCGGGTTTTAAATGCGTTAAGCCGCCGACCAACAAACCCGACTTGCGGATACAGGCCGTGGAACGACTTTTATCTCAGCAGTTAGAAGGTAAGGCGATGTATTTAGTAGACCCAGCGTGTAAAATGCTCATCAAAGGATTCAAGACTGGGTATCGGTACAAACTCAAGAAGAACGGGGAGTTGGAAGATTCCCCCGACAAAAACGAGTTTTCACACGTTCACGATGCCAATCAGTACGCAGATGCCATAATAGATATGAACGTCAGGGGTACAGCGTTAGTTCAGACTCGCAAAGAAGTTAAGCGAGTTTCCTATGTGTATACTTGACAATTACAAGCCTCCGATGTTACATAGGGGCATTCCGATTTGAGGTCCGTTTAAGGACGAGAAATGAATGGTTTAGCCCTAATGCCTGTGTCGCGTGTATCCGACATGGAAGCAGAAACAAAACGCGAAGCGAACGCTCAGAACGCGCAGCCCGTTATTCAAGGGTTGGCATCACATGTTAGCAAACGGTGGCAGGTTTCACGGTTAGCTAAACGCAATTTAGAAGAGCGCATGTTGAAATGCTTGCGCCGTCGCAACGGGGAATATGACCCCGAGAAGCTGTCAGAGATTCAGTCGCAAGGCGGATCAGAGATTTTTGTACAGCTTACATCAGTTAAATGTCGTGCAGCAACGAGCTGGTTACGCGACACCCTCCTAGGCACAGGTGCAGATCGTCCTTGGAGTATCGAGCCAACACCCATCCCCGAACTACCCACTGGCGTTGAAGAAGAACTCAAAGCTAAGATGGCCACAGAGCTAATGGCTGTTTACGCTCAGGGTGGTCAGCCGACAGAAGACGAGATGCGTAAAGCTGCTTCGTCAATGAAAGATCAGGCGATGCGCGAGTTGAAAGAAGAGTCTCGCAAGCGTGTTGATCGTATGTCTGACAAGATGGAAGATCAGCTTGTAGAAGGCAATTGGCACTCGGCATTCAATGAATTCCTAGATGATATTGTGACGTTCCCTTATGGCGTAATCAAAGGGCCAGTAAAGCGTCGTCGCAAAATGCTTAAGTTCGTAAACGGCGAACTACAGACTGTAGAAGAGATTCGCAACGAGTGGGAACGTGTTGATCCGTTCATGATCTATTGGGCACCGTGGTCGTGGAACTTGGGTGATGGCTTCATCATCGAACGCCACAAAATGACCCGTGAAGATTTGGAAGCGCTAATCGGTGTAGAAGGTTACAGCGAAGCAGCCATCCGTACTGTTCTTGACGAGTTCACCATTGGCAACCTGAAAGAATGGTTGTGGACAGACTCAGCGAAAGCTACAGCTGAAGGCAAGAACCTAACTTATACGTTGCATACAGAGGATTTGGTAGACGCCCTGCAACTGTGGGATACCGTCCAAGGCAAACTGCTGATTGATTGGGGCATGGACCCTAAAGAAATACCTGATCCTCAGTTGTCATATCCATGCGAAGTTTGGCTAATAGGTAATGTCGTTATCCGTGCTGTGTTGAACTACGATCCGCTTGGACGTAAGCCATACTATATGACTAGCTATGAAAACCTGCCGGGTTCTGTTGATGGCAAAGGCGTAGCTGACTTGTGTATGGATTCGCAGGACATGGTAAACGGCGCAGGTCGCGCACTGGCAAATAACATGGGCATATCGTCTGGTCCACAGGTAGCGGTGAATATATCGCGTATCCCCGCTGGTGAAGATGTAACTAATATGTACCCATGGAAAGTTTGGCAGTTCCAAGCTTCCGAGTATAACGATGGTTCTCAGCCGTTGTCGTTCTTCCAACCAAGCAGCAATGCTGGTGAGTTGATGACTGTGTTTGAGAAGTTCGCTGCTCGCGCTGATGAAGACACGATGATTCCTCGCTATATGACGGGTGAACACGTAGCTGGTGCAGGTCGTACATCGTCTGGCTTATCGATGCTGATTTCCAACGCTGGCAAGGGTATTAAGCAGGTTATATCCAATATCGACCAGAATATAATCATCCCGATTGTTGAACGTCTGTACCAAGATAATCTGCGGTATAGCAAAGACCCTGACCTGATTGGCGACGTACTTATAGTGGCCAAAGGCGCACAGGCGTTGGTCGTTAAAGAAGCTGAAGCTATCCGCCGCAATGAGTTCTTGCAGTTAGTCCTCAATAGCCCAGTGGCGCAGCAGATCGTAGGCATGAACGGAACAGCCGAGTTGCTCCGCGATGCAGCTAGAAACATGTCAGGTAACGTCGATAAGATTGTCCCAGACAGTTTCCAGATGAGCGTAATGGAACAGCAGCAACAGACCATTCAGCAGTTACAGCAGCAGATTGAAGTAATGATGCAAGCTGGAGAGATGGCCATGCAAGGTGGTGGAGCTGGTGCTCCTCCTCCTCCTCCCGGTGCCCCACAGGGCATGACGCAAGGTCCTGCCCCCAAGAACATGTTGCCGGACGGCTCTCAAGTAGGTGGTAGAGAGTCCAATTTTGTGTCGCCTAGACCGAATGGAATCTGATAATGGCCGGGCTACAGAAAAACCAGTTGTACACTCCTGACGGGATACCGATAGAACCCACTTTTAAGCAGCGTGTGTCAGCGGCTTTTTCTGATGTAGCTACTAAGGGGCTAATAAATTTTGCAGATATGGCATATACCGACCGTAGCAAAATGTCAGCAGCGCACAAGATTTACCTAGATACATTTGGTGCAAAAGGCGAACGTGGGCCGGTGACAAAGGATTACTACAATCCAGAAGAATTGAACGCGCTGTCAGACCTAATCCGAAGAAAAGGTGGGGGTAAAGGGTTTATTACTTACGACGATTACGGTACGTTGATGAAAGACTACAAATTCAAGAGGTATCCGGTTATTTCTGGTCGCCTTGACCCGTATATATCGATCTCAAAGTCATTGGGCCAATTCAATTACCAGAAAGACCCAAAAACTAATACTTATAGAGTTGTTGATGAGTATGACTTTAATCCCATAATTGATAATCAGGGCCGGGAAATTGCTAGTGATTTTATTGGTGATTACGTAGGTGATAACCTTTTTAGTCCGTATAGATTAGCTAGAATCTACGCTGGAAGACAAATGCCTCCCGGAACAGGTAGAAAAGTAGATTTGGCTGTCCCAGTAGGAGGCGTACCTGTTGCTCCAGCGCAGGTACCTATGGGCGAAGAGTCTTTGTGGAAAAAAGCCAGAGGCGCTGTGGAGCGGGCTTTCTCAAAATAGGAGTATGAAAATTAATTTTTATCATAATCTATTGACAACCTATCAACATGGGTGATAAATAGCTAACTATGAACATATTTTTAGATGGGAGTTCCGACCGTAAGGTAGTTTCGGCATTATCACGATGCCGTAGCTCTGAGAACGAGGGACTCTTACTGCTCTTTAAACAAACACTTGAAGA